TATGCAACATAATGAGTTTGGTGATCTTGACGGAGCAATAGCAAGAAACAAACAAGATGATGAAGCTAAATCAGAACTTGCAAGAGAAAGCAAACGCGGTGCAATGAAAGATGTAGTAGCCGGGTCTAGCCCAACTGCTACACAGAGTCGTGGCATTACTATGGACAGTTTTACACTGGGTCCAAACGGTATGCCTATTGCTAAACCAAAATCTACTGCGGCAGCAACTCCTGATAAGCCTGCAGAAAAACAAGCAAGTCCCGGAAAAAAGATTAATCCAGAAACTGGAGAAGAGTACACTCCAGTAGGAGATGCTAAACCTGGAGATAAATCCGGAGACAAGAAAGGTGCTGCTGGCGGAGGAGAAAAAGCTGCTACTCTAGACGACGTTGTTAAGAGCTTAAATGCGTTAAATACTAAGATGGGTCAACTGATTTCTGTTAATGAAGATGGCCATAAGGCTTCAGCCAAAGCTGCTAAAAGCGGTAGTACTAATTTATACGCGAGATAATAATGAGTTGGAAAAAATACTTTACACCTGTTGCAGTTGATGCTACTCCTGGAACTTACAGTCCAATTGGAAATGGATCGTCACGTCCAGGCCCGGCCCGCTCAAATTATTCTAGCTACTTGCCAGATGTCTATACTGGCGCACCTAATCGTATTGATCGTTATTTGCAATATGATACAATGGATATGGACAGCGAAGTTAATGCGGCCCTGGACATTATTGCAGAATTCTGTTCACAAAAGAACAAAGAAAATCATACACCGTTTAATTTATTCTATAGAAATAAAGCAACTAATAGTGAAATTGCTATCCTTCGAGAGTACCTACAGCAGTGGTGCAAACTACAAAAATTTGAAACTAGAATCTTTAGAATTGTACGAAACGTATTCAAATACGGTGATGCATTCTTTGTTCGTGATCCTGAAACAAAGAAGTGGAGTTATGTAGATCCCGGTAATATAACTAAGATAATTGTTAATGAAAGCGACGGAAAGAAACCAGAACAATATGTTATACGTGACTTAAATCCTAACTTTCAAAATCTAGTAGTCACTACAATTCAACCAAATACTACTAATACTAACAATCGCGGAACAGCATTTATATCAGGCGGCGCAGCCGCTAGAGGTATGGCTGGTGCATATCCTGCAAGCAACGGCACACGCTTTAGCAACAATCAAAATGAAGTGTCTATTGACGCAAAACATGTAGTACATCTAAGTCTATCGGAAGGATTAGATAATAATTTTCCGTTTGGTAATAGCTTGTTAGAAAGTATTTTTAAAGTATACAAACAAAAAGAATTGCTCGAAGATGCTATTTTAATCTATCGTATACAACGTGCGCCTGAACGTAGAATCTTTTATATTGACGTTGGTAATATGCCTAGTCACTTGGCTATGAGCTTTGTTGAACGTGTTAAAAATGAAATTCATCAACGTAGAATGCCTAGTGCTACAGGTGGCGGTCAGACTGTTATTGATAGTGCTTACAATCCTTTATCAATTAACGAAGACTACTTCTTTCCTCAAACAGCAGAAGGTCGTGGTAGTAAGGTTGAAACACTACCAGGCGGTACTAACCTAGGCGAGATTGATGATTTAAAGTACTTTACTAACAAGTTATTTCGTGGTTTAAGAATTCCAAGTAGCTATCTGCCTACAGGTGCAGATGATAGTCAAGCGCAGTATAACGACGGGCGAGTTGGCACAGCATATATTCAAGAACTACGTTTTAACAACTACTGCCAACGTTTACAAAGTCTGATGCAAGACGTGCTTGATCAAGAATTTAAGCTATATTTGTATGATCGCGGCGTTAATATTGACTCAAGTTTGTTTGAATTACAATTCCAACCACCACAAAACTTTGCCACATATCGTCAAGCAGAATTAGATGGACAACGTGTACCTCAGTTCCAAACTATGAGTCAAGTTCCATTTATGAGTAAACGCTTTGCAATGAAACGTTTCTTAGGAATGACCGACGAAGAAATGGCAGAAAACGAACGTTTATGGGCAGAAGAAAATGGCAAAGGTAAAGCTATTCCTACTGACAGTAGCGGAGAACTACGTGGAGCAGGCATTAGTCAAGCTGGTATTGAAAGTGACCTGAGTGACCTGAGTGATGAAACTGTACCACCGGAAGAAGGCGCAATGCCCGGCGCTGCACCAGGAGCCGATGGCGCAGGAGCTGCTCCTACAGCAACGCCACCGGCTGCATAAATACTACTATGATACTTAGAGAATTATTTTATGCGGATAAAGATATGAAAGCAATATCTAACGATTTGCAATACTCTCCAGCACACGATGATTCCGGTATGCATCGTGGCGATACACGTAAAACTAGACTATCATTAAGACAGATTAATGAACTACGAAAAGCAAGCGAAGCACACATTTTAGAACAAGAAAAAGATTTAGAACTAGTTAGTTCAATGTATGCTACACCGGCAGCACCTGCCGCGTAATAAATAACCTATCGGGTATTTTATTAAAAATACCTGAAAAAACCACCATTATACCCTTAATATTACAATTAAGTGTAAATATATTTGACAGCCTTGCAATACAACATATAGGAGATAAACATGACTGATCGATCAAAGTTCGAGCAGATGCTAGAGCATCTTGTTAATGAAGAGAGTGACAAAGCCAAAGAGCTTTTCCATCAACTAGTAGTTGAAAAATCCCGCGAAATCTATGAAACTATTCTTTCTGAAGACTTCACAACAGAAGCTGAAGAAGACGAAGAAATGGACGAGTCTGCTGAAGAAGAAGACGAGTCAATGGACGAAGCTAAGGAAGAAGACGACGAAGAAGACCTTGATGAGAATTTTGGTTTTGCCGAAGCAGGTGACGAAGAAGAGCATGGAGATATCGGCGGCGACGCAGGTGACGACATGGTACACGATATCGATGCCGGCGGTGATGAAGGTGACGAAGAAGGCATGGGCGGAGAAGGCGATATTGAAGATCGCGTTATGGACCTAGAAGATGCACTTGACGACCTACGTGCCGAATTTGAAGCATTAATGGGCGACGAAGCTGGTGAAGGCCACGACGACATGGGCGGTGACGACATGGGCGGAATGGACGACATGGGCGGCGAAGAAGAATTAGAAGACAGCTTCATGCGTGAATACGTAGAGAAAGTTGGCAATCCAAAGCACGGTGACAATGGCGCAAACGCTAAGTCTATCGTAGCAAAAGCAAACAATATGGGCGGTACAACTGCTAATATTGTAAAAGGTGGAGAGAGCACAACACGCGGTACAAAAGGCGGTTTGTTAAATCCTTCAACTAAAGAAGAAAACTTTGGCAACGTTAATGTCCCAGGCGGCAACGCAGGTAAGACAGCGTTCAAGAAGAAAGAACCTGGACACGGCGCTGAGAAAAAAGCAACTGGCGACAATGGCGACAGAAGTGCTGATAGCCCGTTAAATGGCGCTCCTAAAAGAGCAAAGTAAGTAGATGACGATGAATTATCTTCGTGAGAACCTGAGTTTCGACCAAGCGAGAGTGGTCGTTGAATCCGACGGCGAGAATGGAAAGAACCTTTATATGAAAGGTATTTTCATTCAAGGCGATAAAAGGAATCAAAATCAGCGAGTTTATCCTGGACGTGAAATTGCCAGGGCTGTCAAGACCCTGAACGATCAAATCGCAGGTGGATATTCAGTATTAGGCGAAGTAGATCATCCAGACGACTTAAGAATCAACCTTGACCGTGTGAGCCATATGATTACAGAAATGTGGATGGATGGCGCAGACGGTTATGGAAAATTAAAAATCCTTCCAACACCCATGGGACAACTAGTGAAAACTATGTTAGAAAGTGGAGTGAAGTTAGGAGTATCATCACGCGGATCCGGGAATGTCAGTGATGGCAGTTCCGGTGAAGTATCAGATTTTGAGATTATCACAGTTGATGTGGTAGCTCAACCTAGTGCCCCTGGCGCATACCCTACACCAATTTATGAACACCTGATGAATAGTCGCGGTGGTTATAACAGCTTACGCATAGCGCAAGAGGTTAAAGGTGACCCTAAAGCACAGAAATATCTCAAAGAGAGCTTATTAGGTATAATAAGCAAACTCCAATAAAGAGGAGAATCACATGTTGGACGCACTAAAGAATTTGTTTGAAAATAATGTGATTTCGGAAGAGATCCAAGAATCTATTGAGAAAGCCTGGGAAGCTCGCATCGTCGAGAATCGCACCCAAGTTACTCAACAACTACGTGAAGAATTCGCTCAACGCTATGAACATGACAAACAAGTTATGGTCGAAGCAATTGATCGTATGTTGGGAGACCAACTACGTGAAGAGATTTCACAATTTGTAGAAGATCGTAATCAATTAGCAGAAGCTAAAGCACGTTATACAGTAAAAATGCATAACGATGCACAGTTAATGAAAGAGTTTGTTACTCGTCAATTAGCTAGCGAAGTTAAAGAATTACACGAAGATCAAGTACAAATGGCTTCTAAGTTTCACACACTTGAGAAGTTTGTAGTAGAAGCATTGGCTCAAGAAATCGCAGAATTCCATACAGACAAGCAAGACATTGCAAAAACTAAGGTACGTTTGGTACGCGAAGGCCGTCAGGCTCTAGCTAAGATGAAGGAACAATTTATTGTCCGTGCCGCTAAACTTGTCGAATCTACAGTTGAAAAGACTCTAAACAAAGAGATTGGTCAATTGAAAGAAGACATCGAAGCCGCAAGACGCAACGACTTTGGTCGTAAGTTGTTCGAAGCATACGCTAGCGAATATCAAAACAGTTATCTAAACGAAAAATCAGAAACAGCTAAATTGCTCAAAGTCATAGACAAGAAAGATTTACAAGTTGCCGAAGCTCATCACGCTGTAGCACACGCAACTAAAGTCCTAGAAAGCAAAGAAGCACAAGTTAAAGCTCTAATGGAGAGCAAAGAACGTCAATCAATTATGACTGAACTAGTAGCACCATTGGCTAATACCCAAAAAGCTATTATGATAGAATTACTTGAAAGTGTACAGACTGCAAAACTACGTACTAGTTTTGACAAGTACATTCCAGCAGTCATTGCTGGCGAAGCTCCACAGAAGAAGAAGGCACTAGTAGAGGCAAAAGAAGTCACAGGCAACAAAGAAACCCACAGCGTCGGTAGCAGCGAGCACGAAAGCAACATTTTCAACATGCGTCGTCTTGCTGGAATTAAACATTAATTAGGAGAAAATAAATGTCAGAACTACTAACAGGCCGTTGGGCAGAAACAAAAGAAGCACTTCTTGAAGGCCTTCAAGGCACAAAGAGAGCTGTAATGGCATCTACGCTAGAAAATACTCGCAAGTATCTAGCTGAGAGTGCTAGCACAGGTGCTACTTCTGCCGGAAACGTCGCAACATTAAACCGCGTCATTCTACCAGTAATCAGACGTGTGATGCCAACAGTTATCGCTAACGAGTTGGTCGGTGTACAACCAATGACTGGTCCAGTTGGTCAGATCCATACACTACGTGTTCGCTATAGCGATTCACTTGGTGGCGCATCTGGTGCTACAGCTGGTGAAGAAGCTCTAAGCCCATTCAAAATTGCAGAAGGCTATTCTGCTGGTAAGACTGATGGTTCAGTAACTGCTGCATCAACTGCATCCTTAGAAGGTGCCGCTGGTAAGCGTTTGAGCATTCAGATCTTGAAACAAACAGTTGAAGCTAAGACACGTAAGTTATCAGCTCGCTGGACATTCGAAGCTGCTCAAGATGCACAAGCCCAACAAGGTATTGACATCGAAGCAGAAATCATGGCTGCTCTTGCACAAGAGATCACAGCTGAGATTGACCAAGAGATCATTGCATCTTCGACTACACTAGCTGGTTCACAGAACACAGCAGCGTATGACCAAGCTGCCGTATCTGGTACTGCTACATTCGTTGGTGACGAACACGCTGCTTTAGCTGTTCAGATCAACCGTGTTGCTAACCGTATCGCTCAGCGCACACGTCGTGGCGCTGGTAATTGGGCCGTTATCGGACCAACAGCATTGACAATCCTACAATCTGCTACTACAAGCGCATTTGCTCGTACAACAGAAGGTACATTCGAAGCACCTACAAACACTAAGTTTGTTGGTACATTGAACAATGCTATGAAGATTTATGTTAACACATATAGCGCATCTGACACAACACCAGTGTTGATCGGATACAAAGGTGCTAACGAGTCTGACGCAGCAGCATTCTATTGCCCATACATTCCATTGATGAGCAGTGGTGTTGTTCTAGATCCAAGCACATTCGAACCAGTCGTATCATTCATGACACGTTATGGTTATGTAGAGTTAAGCAACACTGCTTCTTCTCTAGGTAATGCAGCTGACTATCTAGGTACTGTAACTATTGCTAACGCAGTATTCAGTTAATCAACTTACCGTAAGGTAGTTAATTATAAAGGGCTCTTCGGAGCCCTTTCTTACGAACGGATAAATATATTGTATGACTTACACAGGGTAAGTTTTATGCGGAAATCCAACCGCGTACAGCCTAGAACGCTGTCTTTCTTAAGGAGAAAACAAAATGGGACGTCCTTTAAACAAAAAATATTTTGGTAACCGTAATATTGGTTCCGCAAGCACAACAGCTGATGATAAGATCGGTGGTGAAGGCATAGCAAGTATCAGTGTAGCAACAGCTGGTAGCTTTACTGTTAACAACACTTACAAAAACTTTCCACTATTAAATATTGGTGCTCCAACACTACCAAGTGGTGTTCAAGCTACTGCTGATGTAGTGTTTGAAATTAACACAGTTACTT